TTCCCCTGCCGCTGTCGGCCAGGTAGAGCTGCATCAGGCCGGTGTCCTCGTATACCCGCTGCATGATACCCTTCTCGCCGCCCTCGTTGTTGAGGGCGTCCTCCAGGCTGTACGCATAGCGGTATAGTGGACTGGCCACATTGCCCCCTAGTTTCCGGAACAACTCAGTGTACTTTTGGTGAATCCGGCTCTCCGCCTTTTCATTCGCCTTGTACTCAATCCTGGGATAGGTAGGCGTCCAGGCGTCGCCGCCGTAGATCCTGTTGGCTCTGCTGTTGGCCGGGTCAATGGTGTCACTCCGGAATACCAGGGAAACGTCGCCATACTTGCTGTGGCCCTGCTCGGCCTTGATGATGGCAATAGACGGCATGGGCATACCGCCCAGATCCAGCGACTGCTCCAGGTTCTGTACGCTCAGGTTATGCACGGCCACCAGATCCTTCGTTCGCTCCGTGACGGATTCAAGGGAAAATTTCTGCTTGACATTTTCGGATTCTGATGTTACCATACTCTTAGAGATGGACGTTGCGCCTCTGCCGATTCCTGGAGACGGGATCACGGCGGTTTTCGTGGCGTCCATCTCTTCCCGCTTTTTGAAGCTTGTCTCCTGCATTTTTAAAATATCATACAGGAGCATTACATTGTCACTTCTAGTGCCGACAACAACTTCAGCAGAATATTCCCGCCCTCCAATTTGGAGGAGAACATTCCCTCTTGCGAATTCTGCAATGTCATCCTTCCGAGGATGGGCTAGTCCTTCGTTCACCCAGTCATAGGTTGCTGTGAGGATTTCGTCGGCATTGTTTGTTGCACGCAGTTTGTCTCCATAAATTTGTGGATTTCTCTGTGCGAGTCGCTGCATATATGCAGAATATGTCATTTCTTTGCGACTGCGGCTGTTAATAACAACCACATTCTTCCCGATGGCAATGCCGTTCGGGAATTTTTCTTTGAGGTTCTGCTTTACCGTAGAAACCCAGTTTTCCATGGGTACGCCCTTGAGAATGTCCTCCTCAACATTCACGAAACGGCGGTTATCGGTTGTCCGCTCAATGCTGAACTTTTCCTCCAGGTCTTCCGCCCCCGTCTTGGGCGGGCCACGGGTCTCCTGGTTGCTGGCAGCGTCCTCCTCGGCAAAGGCAGCCACGTCCGCCACAAATCCCTCTACATAGGGCTTGACGTCTTCGGAGAAGGCATTCATCCCTGCCAAAGCGTCGCAGAGAATCTCCTCCAGTATGTAGTCGTCACTTACCCCGGACATGGCGTAGGCTTTGGCATACTGCTCGATTGTCCAGGTCAACTGCTCCTGAGTGTAGTGTTCCAGAATCTTGGCCTTCACCTGCTCCACGCTGATCTCGCCCCGGCGAATCTGCGCATGGCCCGCCTCGTGACGTGTGAGCTGTGCAGCGGTGTACTTGGGGTGATCCGCCCGGACGACTATCTGATCCAGCTTCTCCCCAAACACGGTGCCTCGCACCTCGAAGGGCTTGCCGTCCTGGCCCATAACGGTGATATTCGCCCCGGTGACATAGGTTGCCTTCAGGCCATACTTCGCCGCCACGCTGGCCGCCTCACGGGCAGCTTTGTTGGAAACCGGAGATGCCACCGTCAGGTCTTTGGCTCCCGTGCCGTTTGCCAATCCCAACTCCCTGGAGCTTACTTTTGTCCCTGCCCCAGGAGTTTTTCTCTGATTTTGGCTACCAGCTCCGGATCCGCTTGCGGTGCTTCCTTCTGCCCCGACCGAATCGCTTCCTGCTCCTTGGCCCACGCTTCGTACCGTTCCGCCGGAATCCGTACTGTCATTCCGTTGTACGCCTCGCCGTAGACGTACCCCTTCCTCTGCTGCTGTTGCTTCGCCATTGCTCATGGCCTCCTTTCGTGTATTGTCCGTGCTGTGGCTGGTGTCAAACTCTGCCGCATTGGCCCCGAGGTCATAGGCAAGCTCCACCTGCTCCTGAGTCAGAGTCTGGGCGGCAACGCTCCGCAGGGCATACTCCCGGCTTACGCCGCTCTTGCCCATTTCATAGGCGATATTAAAAGCGCCGTCGTAGCTCTCAACGTCCTGGCCCTCCCGGTAGACGGCCATCATGCCCTTGGCCTGGTTGCCGTACTTCTTGGAGGCTTCCTCCAGGGTCACGGGGGCCACGGTCTCCTGGCTGGCCGCAGCAGGCGCAGCCGCAGTCTGTACGGCTGCTCCCCTTGCGGTGACAGGTTGGGCGTTCTGCTGTTCCTCGGCCTCTGCAATGGCAGCCTGGCCCTGCTGTGCGGTATCCTGCTCGGCTTGCTGCACGGTGCTCTGCTCGGTCTTCCGTGCGGCGGTCTGAGGGGAGCGGTATTCCCCGCTGTACTCCTCGGCATTGATCCGCTCGGTGCCGATCGCCTTCACCCAGTCGGCCACGTCCCCACCGGATCGGATATTCTGGGCATCCAGCTCCTGCTGCACCTGCCGGGCGGCCTTGGAATGGTAGATGGCGCTCTGTTCCTTCTTCGTCAGTTCCTCCCCGGCTGCCTGCTTGGCCAGGCCCTGGGCGGCCACGTCAATATCACCGTCCATGCCCAGCTCCTGGAGCCGGGCCTTCGCTGCTGCCTGGATATTCTGCTTGTCCATCTCCCGGAGCTGCTGCTCGTTCTCCTGCACCAGCCCGGCCAGATTCAAGCCGGTGACTTCCTTCCCGGCGGCCAGACGGCTCTGGAGGTACTTGGCGTCCTTGTTGTCCGGGTTCAGCTCCAGGGCCTCGTCAATGACGGACTGGGGGTCATAGTGCGTAGCGTACTCGTTGTAGTACTTGGCGTTCTGAGTATAGTTCGTCACGCCGCCCAGGGCAGCCATTCCGCCGCCGGACACAAAGCCGCCGTAGCCCGCCCAGAAGATATCCTGGGCGTTTTCCTTGATGGCCTCCAGTTTGGCCTGGTCATAGCTCATGCCCTGAGTTTCCATCAGTTCCCGGATCTGCTGGCTGTCCTCAGATCCAGCGCCCCGGACAATGGCATCCCAAAGCTGATTGGAGATCTCGGTGTTGACCTCCTCGCTGGCCTCCACGCCACCCTGCACCAAGGCTTTCTTCACAAAGTCCCGCCACCCGGTGACGGGGCTTTCCAGGAAGTTCTCGGCAAATTTATCCAGGCTTAGGTACTCGAAGGCCGCCTCCAGGATGCCGGAGCCAATGGATCCGGCCATAATCTCCTCCTGGCTGGCCCCATCTTCGTACAGTTCCCGTGCCCGCTGGCTGGCAGCGCTCAGGCCCATAGCTACCGTGTAGCCTCTGCCGAACAACGACCCGCCCACGAAGCTGTCCACGCCGCTCATAGCAGCGTTGTAGGTCTGCCCAGCGATTTCAGCAACCGCCGAGCGCAGCTCAGAGCTGCCGTCCCCTGCAATAGCGTTCTCGATATCTTCCGTCGTTGCGCTTCGGGCAGCGGTGGAAAAGTTCCGCATCCAGTGAGCGGCATTGTAGGGGTTGATCTCCTCCCCCCGGAGGGCGCTGCCTGCCTCATCCAGCACAGCCGGTACCCAGCCAAGCTGATTGGTGATCACACTGGCAGCGGAATACAGCACGTCGCCAGCCGCCCCGGCATCCTGCACCTCCTGTTCCATGGCCTTGGTGGCCCGGTAGTTCAGGGTGGTGGCCAGGCCGTCCAGGTACTTGTCGGCGTTTTCCTGGCCCTCGGTTTCCAGGATGTAGTAGTATACCTTTTCTTCGGTGTCGGTCAGCTGATCCCAGCTATTCTCATCACCCTTGATGATGGTATTCACCGTGCTCTCGTCCGTGCTGCTGCCGTTCAGTATCTGGGCCAGATTGTTCTTCAGGTAGGTCGTGTCGTCTGCGAGGTACCTGTCCTGTAGCCGGTCGGCCGCCGCCATTCTGTCTTCCTTGCTGGCGTTTTTCCACACGCTCAGACTGTCGGTAGCCTGCTGAGGAGCCTGCGCCTGGAGCGTTCCGGACTCCAGCCCTTCGGCGATGCTGTAGCGCTCGTCGCCGCTCTTCTGGAGCCGCTCGTACAGTCGGTTCTCCTGCTCCAGCCCAGCCTTCTGGGCTTCAAGCTCCTTCAGCTCGGTGTCGTTCGTTCCGGTAAATGTCAGATACCCGGTATTCTGGTAGCTCTGGAGCCAGTCCATCCAGCTTTGGGTGCTGACGTTTTCCTTTTGCAGAGTCTTGATCTGCTCATCCAGCTCGGCAATCTTATCCAGGTTCTCCTGGTAGTAGCCCTGCCGAGCCTTGGCCGCCTCGGCGGTATTCGCTGCCCCCTCACTCAGCCAGCCGTTCTGGCTCCTGCTGTTGGTTGCCTGAGAGGACGTGGTGGCAGTTGCCCCGCTACTGTTCCGGTTCCGATCGCTGATCCGGGTGCTGAACTTCTGAGCCGTCTCCTTCTGCCTCTGTGCCCGGATTTGCTGGGCCTGCTGGCGGATGTTATCTACAGTCTTCCGCTGGCTTTCGCTCCGGTAGACGCCACTGGAGCCGGTGCTCCTTACCGTCGTCTGCCGAGTCTGCGTCGAGGACGTCCGCTGAGTTTGCGCTGCGGAACTCTGCCGGGCCTGAGTCTGGGATTTTTGTGTGCTCATCTTTTCGGCCAGATCCTGCTGTTTCTGTGCTCTGGCCTGCTGCGCCTGCTGGCGAATAGCCTCTACTGTCCGCTTTTGGTCTTCGTCCCTGTATGTCACAGTAGCCTCCTTGTCTTATCGCCTGGTCTCATATGTTACGCCATACTTCTTCTTGACGCTGTTGGCAAGCCTTTTTACCTCGTCCCTGTCGCAGCCGAGGGCAATCAGATCTTGCTGGGCGTTGTAGGTTCCGTTGCCTTTGACAAGTTCAGCCTCAATGTAGGCCCGTGCATCATCCTGCTCAATATGCACTTTACCGTTCACCGTCTTTGCGGAGCTGCTGGAGCTTGTGCCGTCGGAGCTCTTGCTGCTGGAACTTCTGCCGCTCCCACCGCCGCCACTGCTGCCGCTACTGGCACGATCCAGGGCATCCTGCTCCTTCTGGTAGTCAAACGCCGCCTGCCACTGCCGGTCGGCCTCGGCGTCTCTGGCCTGCTGGTACTCGTAGTCCCGCTGGTCAATGTAACTGTTGTAGTCGAAGGTTCTGTCTCCCTCGTACACGCCGTAGTCGTAGTCCCGCTCGGCGTCATAGCGGTTGGCCAGGTAGTCCCGCTCGGTCAGCCAGTTGCTCAGGGCATCCTGGTAGCGGCTGTAGTCCTGATCCTCCCGGTCGGAGAGTAGGCCATACTGGTTGTACAGGTCGGTGCCTTCCTGGGTGTAGCGGTCGTAGGCGGCCTGGTACAGCTCTGGGATCTTATCGTTCAGGCCTTGCAGGTACTGCTGGTACGTCTGCTGGCCCACCTGCTGGGCGTAGCTGTTGCCGTAGCCCCCGGTGAGCGCTGCCGCCTGGCCCATGGTGTCCTGCATTGCCAGTTGGCCGTTGCGGATATACTGGTTCTTGTACTGGTTGTACAGAGCATCGGCGTTCAGATCGTAGGAAAACTTCTGCCTGTTCTGGATCTGGCCCATCAAGTTGTCCAACTGGCTCTGCCATTGGCTGGTATAGTCCGACGGCTTGCTTGCCTGCTGGTTCTGTAGTGCTTGCTGGGCCTGTTTGACCTGGTCGCTCTGCTGGTACTCTTTGTAGGTATACGCCATCTACTTTTCCTCCTCGCTGGTCAGCGCCGCAAGCGGCACCTTCAGAATTTTTTCAATCTTATCCATGATTTTTTCGATTGCTTCCAGCCGTGCCTCCACGGTATCCTTAGTTTTCTCCTGTATGGCTGCCAGTTCCTCCTCAGTGTAGGGAGTAAACCGCAGGATATCCTCGTACTCATCCCAGGCGTCCATGGCCTCCTGGGCTTCTACGCCAGGCACATCCACGACCTTCCTGACGTCTTTCCCGCCGTTGGGATACTGAGCGATGATCTCATAGTGCCACTGCTCCGCCACAGCTTCTGCGGCCTCCTGGGCCTCGTGGTGTGCCTTGACCACTTTATCGGCGGTCAGCCTCCCCAGGCCCTGCCATTCGGAGTCCGCCAGCTCTTTGCCCTCTGCATTCAAAATTTTCATCTACCATTTCCCTCCTATGCTGTCCTTTTCCACACATACACCGCCAAATACGGCGGCATATTGTTGTGGGCCTGATCTCCACCCACGGCAGCTGTCTCCTGCCCATACTGGTTATAATCGTTGTAATATGGCCAAACCGTCGATCCTCCCGCAACTCCGGTGTTTGCCGAGCCTGCCATCCATGCGTGTTTATGACTCGGCATCTCGCTCACCGTCAGTTTATGAGTGGCCTCGCCGCCGGTGGCCCCGGCGGAGTAGCCGCCTCCTGCCGCCAGCAAGAACCTGCCTGTAATCTGCTCCCACGTCCCGCCGAACAGGCTGGCTGGGCTGGTGGACGACGTACTCATGTAGATAGCACCCACGGGATAGGTTTTGTCCAGGATCTCCATGCTCAGCAAGTCCTGCAATTGGGCCTCCGTCAGATCGGTGTCTCCCATGTGGAAGCTGTGGCCTTTGCCAATCTCAAGCTCGCCATAGAGCTCAAGGTACCCATCTTTTTGGCTGTAGCCGAAAAAGGCAGCACCCTTTCCATTGGACTTTACATGGAACACAACGTCCTCGGTGGGCACGGACATTTCCAGAGCCGGCCCCTCTCCCAGCTTGTCGCTCACCCGTAACTGGACGTCATAGCTCACCTTAGCGTTGCTCACCACATTGGGCAAAACTGTGCTGATGTAAGCGGCAGAACTGCTATAGTCCAGCAGGGTCACCCAGTTCCCCCAACTCTCGCTGGCCGCTGGCTTGATCCTGTACTCCAGCTTAGCCGAATTTTGATCAGTGCCGTTCACGTTGAGGCTTTGCCACACCTTTTTCGCCCGAATCAGCAGGTAGATTCCGTTGCTCGTCCGGTTACCCCCGGAGTCGCACCGGCAGCACACCACCCCGCTCTCCCCAGGATAGGCGCCCGCTGTCGGCTTGGAGTATGCAAGTACTGTGATTGACTTGGCAGAGCTGTCCCGGTAGTAGCCTCGGTTATCGGTTACCCGGCCCACGACGCTGATCGTGCCGCTCTGCCCTAGGTTGGCCGTTCCGGGGTTTCCGCTTCCTCCTGAGAGTCCGCTGCCAATTAGCTGGTAACTGCGGACTCCGGAGTAGGCACTGGAGGCGCTGTAGGTTCCTTTGATCTTGGTGACGCCCTGGATATACAGCCCGCTCAGTGCATCCGGCAGGCCCGTATTCACTGGCTCAACGGTAAAACTGGAAATTTGGGGTTTGGTCGTGTCGTTGTCCGGGATCCGCACCGTAAAGCTTACCGTCTTCGTCCCCACCTGTGTGCTGCCATTGTAGGTAACGCAGGTAATGGTTCCCACACCGCTTGTTGCGTATGGGATTTGGGCGGCAAAGTTATATCCGGGGCTTAACGTGTATGTTCCGCTGCCGCCCTTGGTACACAGGGTTCCGCTCAGGCTGCCGAAGCTCCAGGTCAGGTCGTGGGTCAGGCCACTCTTATTGGCGCTCAAAGTAATCCGCAGGCTGCCACCGGCGTCCACCGAACTGGACGAAAGTACCGGCGTCGTTGCCTTGGCTTGCACCATCTCGATATGATCCAGCGTAACCGTGGCCCCACCGCTCATGGTCGCCCCGGAGTAGGAGCCGCCAGAGATCTTGACATAGCCGCCGATGTACACAGTGGCGTTGCCACTGGAATCGTGCGCCACCGTTGTTTGGCAGGAGCACAGATACCGGGCTTCGCCCCAGTAGGTTCCGGAGTCTCCCACATTCCCGGAATTGCTCGCCCCGCCGACAGACAACTCGCCGTAAGTTCCAGCGTAAGTGTAGGAGCTGATATCCGTCGTCAGATCTGCCGTAACGATAGAGCTGGTTCCACTGGTCGTACTGCTCCAGGTGATCCACGCACTTGCGTTTCGGTAGCTCTCCAGCTTTATTGTCCCACTCGCCATTCTTTATCCTCCGATATGCTTCAGCGCCAGGCCGTCTGTCTGATCCAGGATAAACTCCTTCAGCACGACTTCCCCAGTCACTTTGAGGGACGTAATGACCATCTGATAGTAGGAGATGTAGGCCACCTCATCGCCGTTGGCATTATAGAAGCTCAGCTTGTCGGCGGCAAATCTGGCAAACCGATTGAACACCTCTACCCCATCCACCGTGTTCTTCTGACCGACTTCGACACCGTAGATGGGAGTCCCGTCCTCCGCCTCGGCCAGCAGACCGGTCTTAATCCAGGCATTCGTCTGAGCTTCCTGGAGGGCGGTTACATCCTCTCGCAACTCTGCCAGACCGGTGGTAAGATTTAGGCTGATCTGCTGGTTATTCTCGTAGTTCTGCCGAATTGCCTCGGCATTCTCCTCGATTGTCAAAGCGGTTTCCTGCTTGTAGGTGCCGAAGTCGCTGGAGGCTACATACAGCCCCTCCATTCTCTGCTGGAAGGTCTCATAGTAGGCGTTGACGATATCGGCAGATTTGATAATCAGGCTCTTCAGCTCGCTGAAGCTCGCTTCTGCCTCCTCTGCCGTACTCAGCTTGTGGGTGCTTCCTCCACTTCCCTGCACAGTAATGCTCTCGCTGGAAGCCCCTGCCTCTATGGTGGAAAGCGCCCAGTTGAGCTGCTGTGTCAGCTGATAGAGGTAGGACTTGGTCTGGGCCATCTGCTGCTGCATTGTCGTGCCATTGATGTTCGGTAATCTCAGTTCCACGCTCATCGCCGGTCGCTCCCCTCTGTAATCTCCTTGGTCAGGGCGAAGATCTTAACATCTCCTTCTCCCTCTACCCGCAGCCGCAGGTGGTCACAGCGCCGGGGTCGTACCGGGATAGAGATTGCCCGCAGGGCCGTGCTGGTCATGGATGTCACCGGCACCCACACGCCAGAGGAATCATACTCAATCGACACATAGATTCTCGCCCCGGTCTCGGCGCTTAGGCGCAGGTTCAGCCTCTGTAAATACTTCCGCTCCTCGGTGTATGCCTCCAGCAGCCCCGTCTCCATCATCCACGGCACCTTGGAGCTGTCCTTTTTGCCACTACCGTTTATGGTCTTGATCTTCCCGTCGGCATGGTCAACATAATACATCTCGTTGCGGCAGCTGCACCATGCGTCCGCCTGGGTATTGTCCTCCTTGTGCCAGTAGCTTCTCATGGCATCGTAGGTAAACAGGTGGTAGGTTCCGGCGGAATCCGCCATGGAAATGTAATACTTGTTCCCGTGTGCTCCAGCCACAGCGTCAAAATACGCCACGTCTCCCAGAGCCTGAGAAATCTCCGTCGGCAGGCTGCCATCGTAGGCGCACACCCCCAGGCGGGATTTGTAATACAGCGTTTCCCCCACAATAGCCAGGCTTTTCCCGCTCCCCTTCTGCACGCCCCGGCAGGCGGTGGTCTGCACCTGGTAGTTGCTGGGGTAGTTGCCGTAGACCTTGTGCAGGCAATTCTCCTTGAAAAACAAGGGGTAGCCAAGGTGGGTTATCGCTCCTGTCCACTGGCCGTCCGTACCGACGGAGGCAACGTAGGAGTCTGTCGAAACGCCCATAAAACAGTTCCAGTTCTTGAAATCTCCCAGCTTGCAGGCATACAGCTCGTTGACGATCTCGCCATTTACCGCCGCTCCGTAGCGGCAGCCCCACAGCCGGTTCTCGCTCTCGATCACGAAGTCCATGTTGGGCATGGCTCTCGTTACGGTCACGGTGTTGCTCAGCGTCCTGGTGTTGTTGAGGATCCCGGTGATAACAAGATAGTCGTCATCCCTGGCCCAGACGACGAAGCTGCCGTCTATGCCGGATACACTCTCGTCCTCAAGGGTGTCCCCGGAGGAGCTGTCCACTAGGTCAACCCCCGCCAGCCCGGAAATATCCACCCCGTCGTACTGCTCAAACGGCTTGCCGATGCCTGTGGCAGTGATTTTGATGTAGGTGGTACCTACGCTCACCCACATTCCGGCGCTCTCGCTGTACTGCTTCAGGGTGTTGGGGCTGGAGGAGGTATCGATCCAGTATTCCAGGTTTTGGGGTTCGGCCGGTGCGGTTGGCTGGGCATAGTTCACATCGTAGACTTCTCCTGCCACCTGGCACAGTTCAAACTTCACCGCCCCGGTTGTGGTCACCGCCGCCTCGATGGGGCCATAGTCGCTCAGATCAGCGGTGTTAATGTACTTTTTATCCGGCAGGATAATCACATAGGCTCCCATGCTCACCAGCGTTTTTTCGCCGTCGGTCAGGCCCATATCGATCTGCTTGCCGTTTATTGCGAAATCCTTGCCGTCCACATAGCACAGGCTGTCCTTGGCAATCAGGCCATGGCAGGCAGCGGGGGCGGCATAGACGCCACGCTGGCCTCGGTTGGACAGCACTGGATAATTGTCAGAGGTCAGGTTCTTTTCGTCGTAACTCTCGCCCTCATTGATCACAAGGTTATGGTTATATCCGGCAAAGGCCGTCATCCGGTCTGTCCGGCGGGAGGGGGCCGTCACTGTCGGGAATTTCATTGCCAGTTCCTCCCCTTAAAAAGCAAATCGAGGCCCGGCGCTCAGAGGCCGGTGCTGCCCATTGTAGAAGCTCTCGTAAGCGTCCCACTCCGCCTGGAACAGTGTGATGGAGGCATTGTAGTAGTCGTACTCCAGGTTCGCCAGGTCGATCTGGGCGATCAGCCACTTGGGGTACATTTCGTCAAAAGGTTCCGGGGCCAGCAGTTCCTTCTCGGTGTCGTCCTCGGTATAGCCAGTGTAGGCCACCGCCTCGCTATCCTCGTGGGTGTCCACGATCAGGCGCTTGACCATCCAGTCCAGCTTCCGCAGCCAGGCGATCTTGTGACCGGTGGAGTAAGTGTTGGGTTTACATTCGTCCACCCTATTGATTGCCTCGATTACGGTCATAGTTATCCCTCCTTGTTGCAAAAAGGGGAGCGCATGGCTCCCCTTCCTGTGGTTAAATGTGGCTCCTCTGATCCTTGCTCTCGTCCTGGATCGTCACAGCTCGCTGTGCACGGCGGATCTCGTAGGCCACTTCCGGGGGAACCTTAGAGGTCTTTCCCCTAGGGAGCAGGTAGTTTTTGCCGTTGATGCTCACCAGCAGGTTTACCTCGCCCGAACTTTTGGGTACAAAGATTTCCTCCCGCTCGTCCTCGGCAGCAGTCTCAGCAGCCTTTACTGCCTCGACCGTGGCGTCAATGGCCGTGTCCATGTCCACATCGGCAGTGACGGTGTCAGCGGTCACTGCGCCGGTTTTTGCTTTTGCCATGTTAGTCCTCCTTAGTTCTCATCGTCGATGGCGGAGTAGCTGGAGCAGCTCATCACTCGCAGCAGTCTCTCGGTGTACAGGATGGTCGCCCCGTTGGTCTCCAGCTTGTAGCCCACGGTGGAGAACTGATCCAGCGGGCCGCCTACCTGCTCCTTGCTCTTGACGATCATCCCGGCACCGCCCTCTTCGGGGTCAATGATGCCGAAGGAGTCCTTGCCGAAGAAGTAGGTGGCGTAGGTCTTTCCGCCGGTCTTGTTCTTGTAGTCGTCGCCGCCCAAGATGGGGGCGAAGGTGTTCTCGATGAAGCGTACACCGTGCAGCTCGCCGATCTCACCGTTGAACAGTTCCTCCGGAGCGGCGTACTTGTGGGCCTCGATCCACTCCTCGCTACGCCGCAGGTCGTAGGCCACACTGGGATGGATCACGGCATAGTACTTGCCATTGATGGTGGGCACACGATCCTTCTTGAGCTTGGTCACAGCCTTGGCCACCATATCCGGGGTCAGCAGGCTCCAACCGTTCGTGTCGTCGGCCCCCATGGTAGCGCAGGTGGTGGGAGTAGACACAAGGGTGCCGTCGCTCTTCACATTGTCGCAGTACAGCACGTTGGTGTTGGTCAGCAGGGCGTCCCGGATGAGCTTCTCCTGGGTCTCAGCCAGGGAAGCGCCCATCTCTTCGGTAGCGCCCAGGATCACGTCATCGTAGGCGTGCAGCTCCAGCACGTCGGATACGGCAGCATAGGTGCCATACTGGTCGATGGAGCCGGTCTTGGTGGTCATACCGAACTTCTGGCCAGTGGGAATGACACCCTCGGTCAGCTTGTCGGCCTTGGCGAAGGTGTTCCACTTCCGCCATTCCACGGTCTTGCCATGGTTCCGGGGCAGTGCCTGCTTCTTGGCGAACTGGGCGTAGAACATCTCTACTCTGGCGTTCTCCAGCAGTTCGGTGTCGTAGAAGGTCTTAAGCTCCGGGGAAAGAGTATTCGTGCCGGAAAAAGCGGTGGTCACGCCGGTGTAGGCGTTGACGTAGTTGCCGGTGGCGTTTACCACATCACCAGCCTCGGCAAACAACTGTAGGTTAATTTTCTCGAACATATTTTCCTCCTGTTCTGTCGGAGCGGAGGTTTTACTGGCCGGGGTAGATTCGTTCCCCCCGTGCGGCAGCGGTACGGATCCGCCGCTTCAGATCCTCACGCTCTCCTTTGGTCATTTTTCTGTAGTCAATACTTGCGGTAGCGGGTGCCTGCCCGGTGCTGCCGTTCTCCTGGGGACGCCGGGAGCCTGCCTGGATGGCTGCACTCAGCTTTTCAGCAGTCTTCTGGGCCGTCACTTGCATGGCTGCGGTCTGAATTTCCTGCCGATGGACGGCATAGTAAGCGTCCTCCAGGGTCAGCCCGGAGCTTGGCTCAGTCAGCCGTGCGAAAGTAGGATTCTTTAACTCCTCTCGCAGGTCAAAGTTTGGGAAGGTCTTCTTCAACGCCTCGCCCTGCTGCTCCATCCGGGCAAAGTGCTGGCGCAACATCTGCTGCCGGAGGGTCTCCTGCTCCTGGCGCTGCTGCCGTGCCTGATTCCGTTCCATCTGGTCAAGGCGGCGGGCAGTCTCCACGTTGGTGCCCATCTCCACGGCCTTGTCCTCGTAGTACTGCTCGTCATTGTTCACAGCGCTGCTCAGGGCCTCGTAGTCCAGCTTTGAAGGATCCATGCCATACTTCCGGGCCAGCACTTCCAGGGCCGGGGCCAGCTTGCCCAGGGCTTCCTGGGCCTGTCCCTCGCCCCGTAGGCGGGAGCGCACCACGCTCTGCATCTGTTTGTTGTACTCCGGATCCGCCATGATCTCATCCCAGGTCATGCGCTTTCCGGGCTGTTCCGGGGGTGTCTGTTTTGCCGTGTCGTCCGGCTGCTGCTCCGGTGTGGTCTCATCCGTCGCTCCCTCCGTGCGTCCACTGGCAGAGCTGGGAGCCATAGCGGCGACAGCATACGACCGATTTTTCCTCAGCCGCTTCTCCGGAACCCCCAGTTCCTGAAGCCGCTGCCGACCGGCGGCGTCGGTATTTTCGCCCGCATTGGCCGCTCCGCTTCCACCTCCGCCTCCGTCACCGGCACTCCCAGCGCCACCATCGGCAAAGAGTTGCAGATCAAGCCATTTGTTTTCTTGCATTTGGATGCCTCCATATGATGGTAAATCTGCCGCTTTAGGGGCGGCGAGTCCCGCTATGGCCCTATTGTAGCGCTGATGTGGCCTTGTTTCTAAACCCTGTCCGGCAGTTTTTTCACTACCTGGGAGAAAAGCACCGCTTCCGGATAGCTCTGCCCGAGGAGCTGGAAGCCCACGCACACAGCAAGGAACACAAGTTCCACGACTGCCTCTGTCTGCTTGCACGGAACGCAGAGAATTTCCACGTCCCCCTCGTCAAGCCGCACGCTCATCTCCAGCAGTGCTCCCTGGGCCTCCAGGATCCGGGCATTTTCCGCAGCAGTGTGTACCAGGATAGAGGCGGCAGCGCACACGATGTCCGTCCCCTTGCTGGCCAGGCCAGCGTGGCCCTTGACTGTCAGGCGGACATCGTCCGGATAAAATGTCGCTTCTATCATGTTTCCTCCTTTTTGCTGATCACTCTGCCGCTGTCCGGCTGGCTGGCCTCTGCCGCCTGCTCCCTGGCGTTGCTGACTATGGCGTTCTCTTCGCTGCCTATGCCGCTGATGGAGTCCGCTTGCGTGGGAGCACCCACGCTGCTGGTTGTCGTTGGCATTGTCACGCCCAGGGTCTGCGCCATATCCTGCTGGATAGCGGGCACCAGGTCGGGACGGACGCCGGAAGCCATGGCCAGAGCCATCTGCATATAGGCAGCCAGCTTTTGCATGGCCGTCCCCTGCTTGGCAATTTTTTGCATTAGGGCCTCCCGTCCGTCAAAGTCCATGATGTCCAGGCACATCAGAGCCTGATCCGTCAAGTTCGGATTGAAGAAGCCGAGTTGAAAAAACTGCGTTGCCAGCTCGTTCTGGCTGATCTTGGTGTACACGCTCTTCTTCTGGGCCTCCACCCGAATGTCGAATACCGGCAGCCGGTAGCCCATGTCCTGGCCGAAGTCAATTCCCTGGTGCTGGGGGCGAAGCCCGGCGTTGCTGTATGTCACAAACTGCTCCTCGCCCATGCTACCGGTGATCCGAAACTTTCGGGGCATATCGTAAAACTGGCGGATCAGCTCGATGCACAACGTCACGATCTCCCGGTACACGCAGTAACTGCCCTTGGTGCTGTCCCGGCTGCCCTTGCCGCTGGCCTCCTGGAGAGCAGCGATAGCGCTGGCGGCGGTAACGCCGGAGCTGGTGGAGCCGGTGGCTGTCTCGGTGTTGCCGGAGGTCTCCCGCAATTCCTGGATGGTCTGGCTCAGCAGGTCAATGTGATTGCCCTGGAGGGGCCGGTAGTCGATCGTCCGCAGTGCCGTCTCGTCCAGGCTCCCGCTGACATGGACGATGGGGCTGCTCAGATCCAGCAGCTCTTTCTCGTTGATTGTCCCGTCCGACCTGGTAAAATAGCGAGGTGTAGCACCCACCATGGCGTTTTTGACTGTCGCCGTTTTGAGCAAGTCGATCACAGTCTGCGGGTTTTTGCAGATGTCCACATAGCCGTAGCCACAGGGGCTGCCCTCTATGGGGTACAGGGAATCAAAGGCGTATGGGTACTTTCCGTGGTCGTACAGACCTCGCTCTTGCATTTCCGGGTCGTTTTCCGTGGCGTAGAGTATCTCGTCCCCCACAAACTTGATGTACTGGAGCGTTGTTTTCCCGCCGGTGCGCTTGTGGTAGTAGCACTCCACCACCGTGGCCTTGTCCTCGTCGCTCACAACGTCGTCATATAAAAATTTGGACGCCGAAAAAATGTTGGATTTGAGCTTGTCCTTCAGTTGTGGGTACTCCTCGGCCAGCAGTTCTCTGTCCCGCAACTCTGTGTGGAATAGATAGCGGCTTTTCTGGATGTCCTCCACGCCCGGCTCCCAGTAGAGATTGAGCAGATTAACTCTCTCAATGCCAATGTCGCCCAGGCCGTTGAGCTTGCTCTGATCCCAGATGATCTTGTAGACTCCGGTGCCGTATTTCAGCTTCTGCCACATAACGCCGGAGTAGGTCTCCTCGAACCGGTTCTGCTCCAGCACGCAGGGGACAATGGCGCTCAGCATCTGTGCCTCGGCTTTGTCGCCCTCCTCACGGGGTAGCACGTTAGGCTCCGGGTAGCTCTCCATGGCATCGGCGTGCTTGGCCACGATGACGTTGTGGAGCCACCCGCTCTGGCTGGTAAAACCGCCGTCCTTCCCGATATCCGTAGTCCGGCTTTCCTCCTCGGCGTTCCGGATCTTCCACCAGTTTTCCGACGAGATAATTCTGCCCCTAGTCCGGGCCAACCCGGCATGGTACTTTCGCAGTACCCCCATTAGCTTCCGGGCCTCCTCTGCGCCGACCTTGGCGGTCACAGGTGCCGCCGCCATCGTTCCGCCGGAAACAGCCCCATCAGCAGAGCCAAAGCGCCGTGGTTCCGCTGCCATGCCCCCTGGGGCAACGCTGGGCACTTGCCTGGCCGCCACGTTGGGCTGGCTCCCGTAGCTGGGGCTGGCTGCATTCCGGGCAGTTGCAGCGGCTGGAGCCCTCTCGCTTCCTTGGGCAGTAGGCTGCTGGCGGGGCGTTCTGATATCGGTCTGCTGTTCGCCCTCCGTCTCCTGGCTGGTCTCTGGCCGTCTCCGCTTTTTGTCTTTGTCCTGGTCTCTCATAAAAACCTCCTGTCCTTAAACTGATCCAATGGATCTGATATGATTGGTTTCCGCTCCTTCTGTCGCATAGGTTCGACCGGGCGGCTCATGCACATATACCGCACCTCGTCCGGACAGTGATCCTCCAGGGTAGTGTCCAGATCCTCCGGTTTGGTCTGGCTGTAAGTCATCAGCGGCATGGTGCGGATGAATGCCTTGCAGGTATCAAATGCGTACATCCGGGCATAGCCTTCCTCGTCGAATTGCAGCCGGTAGTGTACCTGCATCCAGCCAGGGATCCGGTGGTTGTCCCCTGGGGTGAAATAGATCCCATGCTTGGCAGCCGTTTCGGCGATACTCTCCCCTCGGCTGGCGTCCCAAATGGCAGGGTCTGCTACGCTGTCCACGATCTTCCGGCCTTTGAGCCACGGGTGCTCATGCTCAAAGTCTCGGATCCGCTGGAACTGCTCTTCCGGGCTCCACTTGACGCCCTCGTTCGGTTCTCCGGTGCAGCCATAGATCTCCAGGATCCGGTACAGCACCCCGTCATAGTCAACCGCCCAGTACCCCAGGGAGAAGGGCCGGTTGTACCCGAAGTCGTAGGAGCGCATAATATTCCAGCCTCGTCGGTCTCCGGCGTTTAGGTCGAAGGGCGGAATGACGTGCGTCCACCTGTGCTGCTGCCGGGCCTGGTCGGGGGTAATCCCCGCAGCCTTGCAGGCCGAAATATCCGGCTCCAGCCGCAGATCCTCAAAAAACTGTCCCTCGAAGATATCCCACCGGCCCTCCAGCCAGGCCGCCCGCAGCTTGCTCGGCAGCTTCTCCAGGGAGCGCAAATACTCCGGCTGGCTCTCCATCAGCGCCCGGTTGTCCTTGACCAGGGCCTGGATAAAGGCATAGTCCTCCGGGTGCTCCCCCTCGTGGAATTCCCGGTCAATGAATAAGCGCTTGAAGTAGCTGTGAGCCGGGCCGCCGGGGTTCAGGGTGTAGTAGGTGCGCTTGGGGTAGCCGTTGACACCCCGGATGCAGGCGTCAATGGCCACCAGCCAGTTCTCCTGGAACTGCCCGGCCTCGTCGGCGAACCAGATATCATACTCGGCCCCCTGGTACTGGCCCAGATCCTCCGCCCCGGCGCAGTACCCGAACTTGATGGTGGAGCCATTGGGAAAGAAGAAAATTTTGTCGGTCTTGTTGTACCTGGCCACGCCCTGGAGCATGGCCGTCAGTGGAGCAATGTGGTTGTTGTACAGTTCCGGGTAAGTCCGCCGGGTAATCAGCACCTTAATCCCCGGATAGTTCAGGCTCAGCAGCACAGCCTTCCACCGAACGAACCAGCTCTTGCCGCCGCCTCTGGCCCCGCCGTAGCCCACATATCGGTGCCGCTCCCGCAGTGCCAGCGCCTGCTTGGGGTTTGGCACTGGCATAACCAGTGCTTTACTCTGCATATCCAGCGCCCCCGTCCTCCACTCTCACCACGATCTCGCTGCCTTCATTGGCTTTCTCGGCAGCTTCGGCGTCCTTTCGCAGCTTGTCGATTCTGGCCTCCTGCTCTGCCATGTCCATATCAGATCGCAGATCCAGGACGTCCTTGATGTCCTTGAGCGCCCCTGTCAGCCCTTTCATCAGCCGGACGTCCGTCAAAATCGTGTCCGCACTTACAGCCCTTGCAGCCTCCTCCAGCTTGTCCAGGAGGAGCGTGGCAACATCCCGGACTCTGGCCGCCTTAGCGACTTGATCAGCAGCAATTTTTCCCAGTGATTTTTTATAAGTCTCCTGCAAGTGCTGCTCTCGCTGGGCTCGCCACCCCTCGGCCTTGGATCGGCTCGCCACGGCTGTCTGGGAAACCCCGTATTTTGCGCCGATGGAGCGGTAGGTCTCGTCTGGGTTTGTGACGTAGTCCACTTTGGCCTTTCGCCAGTCAACCTCGCCTTTTCGCCAATCCACGGGTGGCTCACCTCCTTGCAGATATGGTAGCACATGGCTTTCTCAAAATCTAAACCCGTCCAGCATGGTGGTTCCCCGTAAAACGTCCTTGACATTTGCTGCCATATGTGCTATCATATACGCAATCAAATGGAAGGAAGTGATGTCGTGGATATCATCCTGAAGAAGCAGCCGCAGAAATACCTAGACAGCGTTGACAGCAATACCCGCTCAAAACTATACAAGGCATTGGATCAGCTCTCCAGGCTGGAAGGGAATATCGTCCGGTTGGGCGGAACCAAAAACCGTTACCGGTACAAAATCGACCATTACAGAATCATATTTGAATGGGAAAAGGGCAAACTTATCATCACGGTAATTGAGATTAACACAAGAACGAACATCCATTATTGAGCTAAAATTGAGACTGAGGTGAAAGGCAATGAAAGAACTGACACTTGACGAAATCAGCAAGAGAATGGCTGCCATTGATGCACTACCTGCCGAGGAAGCCAGTCCGGAAGATCTTGCGGCTATTGCCGCAGCGGAAGCAGAGTCCCCCGATGAAGCCGTAACGCTTGCCGAGTATAAGCAGCAGAGGGATTACAGCGGAAATCTTATGCTTCGCATTCCCAAGGAACTCCATCGTTCCCTTGCTGAGGCGGCCAAGAAAAATGGCGTAAGCTTGAACCAGTACGCACTTTACAAGCTCGCAAAATAACCGCCTAAATAGGCACCCCTCCCCGGCTATCCGAGGAGGGGATTTCCTATTCCATCAGCCCACCGCTGGGAGTAATCAGGAACGCCTCCCGAAACTGGACTTGGGGGAACTCCAGCACCACAAATCGATGCAGCGGGTGTATGTAGGTGACCGTGCCGGTCATCGCTGGGGTGTCGGCGGTGCCTGCGCCGTACATTGTTGGCCTCACCCGCAGCTTGTCGCCGGGCTGTAGCTTACATGGTCTCATTTTTCTCGTCTCCTCGTTTTTCTCGTTCCCAGTCAATCTCGGTGTGGCCGCACCGCTTGCACCGGAGGACGTGGACGGTGCAGTGCTCAATGGTTTCGATCTCCTGATATAAGCAGGGGTCTACCTCAGCCCCGCCTTCCGCCCCCAGGCGGATGGCCAGAATGCCCGGAAGTTTGCACCGCTCACTCATCCAGACCACCTTCTGCTGTCTCCGTTGTCGCCAGCAGCCTGGCCAACTCTCCCGTTGCCTCCTGACTGATCCCCATCGGCATGATGGCCGCCACAAGCACCATCCCAGCTTTGGCCACAATGTAGGGCGCTCCGTCTGCCATGGTGCGCTTGGCAAACACCAGGCCATCACTATCTGCAATGGGATCCAGGTTTTTTGCGTCTATCCACAATGTCCCGCCTGATCCTTGCAGCGGCTGCATAGTTGACCCGTCCACAGTGACTTGATATTCGCTTGCGAATAGTGGTTGTTCCTTTGTCGTGTCCCGGAGATCCATTTTGCCAGGCACCGGCTCAACTCGAACAAGCCACTTGCAGCGCTGCTCCGGCGGGACATCTAGAACAGCGCAGACGGTATCCTCGTCCATCAACGGAAGACCATCTGCAACATAAGCAGCGGAGGAAGTGCAAATATACTGCACTACCCCTCCCATATTGGCCTCACGTTCCCATATGATCGCCTGCTTGTTTTTGCTGCACAGCGCCGCCACTTTTTTGAGTTTCATGATTATTCCTCCTCGTATTTTTTTGCGAGCATCCTGTAGACCTCGCAGTTTTCGTATCGTCCCTGACAAAACGTCCTCATCTGCACTCGGAATTCCGCCTTTGACGGGAACTGCATGGACAGCGTGGCACCGTCTGTAACGCCCTCACAGACGATCTGATACTTGCCATTGTCCCGGTGGTAAAATGGGCATCGGACATATTGTGCATTCCACGTTGTCGCCATGGCCAGATCCTCCCTAACCCTTTTGTGCCTCCGCCAGCAACTGCTGGATGGCCTCCAGTTCTGCCTGGCCCAGTTTGCCGGTGGCCCCGTTGGGTACCTCCGTCTTTGGCTTGGCGTCATCGTAGTACCCATTGGCCACACGGGCAAAGTTGGTGTCTCCCATCAGCCAGTCCAGGTTGGCCCGCCAGCCGCCCTTACTCCCCGTCAGGAAGCTGCTGGCGTTGGCCTTGGTGAACACTTGCCGGAACGCCTCCAGCCCCTGGTTATCCCGCAGGCGGTCAGTGATGGACAGCCGGGTCATGTTGGAAATCATGTTTGCCCTCGGTAGCTTGGGGCACAGCTCGTTGTACAGCCGGACAACCGCCTGGGTGCTTTCGGCCTGCTTGTTCTGCGCCCGTGAGGGGGTAGGGGGAGCACATTCGTGCTCTATCTCTTTCTCCTTCTCTATCTCTATCTCTTTCTCGCTTCCGGGGTCTTTGCGTTTTCCCCTCGCTTCCGGGGTCTTTGCGGTATCCTTCCGGGATGCTTCCGGTTTGCTTGGCGTATCTTTGCTGTAAGCTTCCGGGGTCTTTGCGGTATCCTTCGCCTTTCCTCCGGCTTTTCCGCCCTCAGCTTTTCGCCTGCTTACGTCCAGATTTGGGCGAGCTGAGAGGTACACAATGGCCGCCGCATCCGGCAGCTTGTCCATCTCCGGCTCCTGGCCGAAGAGAGCGTACCGGCAGATAGCGTCGTACGCCATGGCCCGATCTGCAGCCTTGCGGATATGACAGATCGAGTCAAAAATCGAGCGGTAAAAGGTAAACTGTGTGCGCCCCTCCATGCTCAGACCTCCTTAATCTGGATCCCGTGGATGTACAGCATTAGCTTGCGCTTAATGACGTACTCCGGTGTGCGGACGCCCTTGGCGTCCTCCACCACCAGAGTCTTGCCTGGTATCGTCCTGTAGACAAAATCCGCTATGTACACCACCGGCCTCTCCAGCGCCTTCCCCGTCTCCGGATCCCGCTGGGTGGGCAGCAGCCCATATCTGCACTGCCGCTCCAACCCTTCGATCTTTCCGGCCACCTCCAGCTCCCGTAGCTGGAGGTACCGGCGATACTCCCGGCGGGAGTCAAAGCTCTGGCCGTCAGCCGTCACCACTTTGCGGCTGTGATACTTTGCCACCGTCATCCGTCAATGACCTCGCCGGTGTCGGGATCCACCGTCTCCGCATCGACGTACTCCGTCCGGTCGGGCACCTCCGCCATATCGGCAGCCAGGTCTGTCTTGATGCTCTCGTCCTGGCTCAGGCCCCGGACGAACTCACTTTTCAGCGGGGCATATTTGAGGACTCTCTTGAGCACGGTCTTCTTCGCCATCTCGTCAAAATTGGTCTGCCAGGGGCCGCTGCCGTAGGACTTGGAGTAGCGCTGGGCGTGCTTACGGATCTCGTCCACGCTCATCACCTGGAACCCATACCCGCCGTCCTTGGTGCGGAACATGGCATAGTAGGCCACGGCCTCGCCCCGGTCACGCATGGCGGGCTTGTGCTCCAGTTTTGGCTCCAGGCCCAGGGCGTAGTCAAACTCGTCATTGGCATACAC